CCTGAACCACGACATTATTGACGATTTGTGCTGCGTATTTCATGTCATCACCAGATTGCCGCTAGCCGTGAACGTGTGATAGACGTACCCACCAGAGGTGGTAATCGTTCCGCCCGTGGCAACCGCGGAATCTCCTGTGTATCGAACCACCACGACGCCGGAACCACCCGCACCGCCTGAGCCGCCGCCCGTTGGATAGGCGCTCCCGGCGCCTCCACCACCGCCTCCGGTGTTAGCGGTTCCGGCCGTTCCGGTCGGATTGCCGCCTGCGCCACCGCCGCCGCTACCACCAGCTGCGCCAGCGCCAGACAACTGCCCAGCGCCACCGCCACCCGCGTAGGTAGAACCGAAATAGGTTTCTCCGTTACCACCAGTACCGAGAGCGGATCCGGTCGCAGAAGCACCGCCGCCGCCAGCGCCGAAATACGGGCTTGCGTACGTTGTCTTGGTTCCGCCGTCGTACCCCTGCGAACCAGTACCGCCGGTTCCAACATTTGCTCCACCACCACCACCGCAGCCGCCGTTCAGGCCGGAGCTTGGTGAACTTCCGTGACCGCCGCCACCGCCGCCGGTTGCGGTGATCGCAAGTACTGAAACAACGCTGTTGCTTCCGTTGCTGCCTCTTGCGCTCGTTGCACCCGCACCACCCGCACCAATCGTGACCGCGTAGGTGGTTCCGCTGGCAAGTGTTTGCGTCGAATACTGGATCCCACCGCCGCCACCACCGCCGCCGCCGCCTGACGCGCTAGAGGCGCCACCGCCGCCGCCGCCACCGGCGACAACGAGAACTTCTGCTGTTGTGTCGGAACTTGCCGAAAACATCGCCTTACGCATCATGTTCTGTATCACGGGATCACCTCCGCGTTGGTCTGTACGTCAATGTCTGCGATGAACAGGTTTTCCGCGGTGGCCGTGGGGTCAGCAAACAGCGTGATGGTGCCCCACGCGTTGCTGCCGAGCGTGGCGGTTTGTGTCGCCGTCCAGGAGCAGGTAGCAGTGCCGCCACCGGCTGACACCACCGTTCCGGTCACGCTGATTGACACGGTGCCGACGGTCAGCCTGGCCTTGGGCGTGTAGCCGGACCAGTTAAAATTGTTCGCGCCAACTTCATGGACATGGAAATCAAGCGTGAACGCCGATCCCGGCGTAATCACCTGCATTCCGATGTAGGTAGCGAGTTGAAGGTTTGCCATTACTCAGTACACCTCATGGGGTTCGGGCGGTCGAAGTAGTAGTAAACAGCGCCTGCCGTGTCGCGGAAGATTGTCACGTCCACGTGCGCTTCCAAATTGGTCGTGGTCCACACGGTGCCGTTCCACTTGCTGCCAACCGGACCAATGGTGGCTGCTGGCGTGGTCAGACTCATGCCGTCGACGTTGCTGGCATCGTTGTAATACTCGCGCAGGTTCTTGCAGGTGTCGGTGCTGAACCACGTATCCGTCGGCTGGGTCAGGCCACCGCTAGCTGCAGGCGGCGTCCATAGCCTCACCTGGTAGTTCCACTGATTGTTTTGACCAGTGATCAGCACAGCCGATCTGACTTCGCACAGGGCACGGGTGGCACTCAGCGGCTTGGATGCTTCGATCTGCGCCCATTGGACGGCTTCCCCGCTTGCCTTGGCAAACCGTGCGGCATCTGTCCAGTTGTTGCAAACGGCGGAATTTGCCTTGCCGAACAGGCCTTTGCCACCGGCGAAGATGGGATCCATGTACGTCATGGCGTCAGCACCGGGTATGACTTCAGCAGCGCGTCTTGCACGTCTGCCGGAAGCATGGAAAGCGAGTTTGCCAGCGTCGGGTATCGCTGATACCAGCCGACCAGCACGGTCTGCATGAATCCGGTGGTGCCGTTGAAAGTGCCCGTGGCCGCCAGCACCGGCTGGCCGGTTGGGTTGGGGCACGGCACCTGCTCCAAGTGCCACAGGTTGTCAAACTGCCACACGTGGATCAGCCGCCAACATTCCTGCTCCAACGTGGCTTGAACGCCCTTGTAGAGCAGCGTGCCAACCTTGTAGGTGCCGTTGAACATCGCCACGGAATTGCGGGTGCCCTGCCTATCACCAAACGTTGCCCAATCGGGTTCCAGTGGGGTAGTAGTGCTGTTGCTCCGATCATGCACGTATTCGAGCGTGATGGTTTCGGTTGCCACCGACAGCGGCTTCGGCGTGCCGTGCAGGTCCAGTTTGGTGCCGCCCATGTCCGCAGGCGGCCAACTCACCGTTCCGTCGGTCGGAATGGTCGTGTACGTGCGGTACTGCCCGAGCGTGCGGTCTGCGGCAGACTTTGAAACCCGGATATAGCGACCCGAGTTGACGTACGGGTCCAAATGGGTCGTATAGGTCGCCTGCACCGTCCAGGCATACGGCACTGACGACTCCGGCGTCAGGGTGACGGTGCGGCAAATCATCTGCTTGATCCACGCATCGCTGTTGTGCAGCGCAGCCGGTGCGCGGGTTGACGGCTTGGGCAAATTGGCGTCGCCCAGGACGGTGGCATCACCGGGATAGGCTTCCGAGCTGGAAGGCACCCAGCGCACCAGGTAGGTGCATTGGACCGATGATTCCACGCCCTTCTGCGCGATGCTCCACGAGCGGCTTCCGGCGCGTTCGATGACGGTCACAGGCATTAGCGGCTTCCTTTCAGGCTGTCGCGGATATCGCGGAGCAACTGGGTCTGCTCGCCCATTTCCGATCCGGCCATGCCCCGCCCTGGCGCTTCGTTGGCGTAGGCATAGTTCTGCGCGTTGAAGAATTCTCCGACCTGTCCCCGACCTGCTTCGGCGGTCTTCATGTACCCGGAGAAATCACCGCTCAGCAGCTGTTCGATACCGAGCAATGCCGTGCCAGCGACTTCGCTCGCCATATCCGTGATGGCGCCCATGTTGCCCTTTGCTCGAGCAAATGCGCCCATGCCACTACTGACTGCGCCAGCGTTGCGTTCCATGCGCGCCGCTTCGCCTGCCTTGATATCGGCTTCCGCCTGGGACGTTTGGATGGCCCCAGGAGCCAGCGCCTGCGCTATTCGCACGTTGTCCTGGATGATGGACACGTCGGCCATCATCCGGGCACCGGCTGCCGCCGCCGAATACTTGTTGGCGATGTTGTTCAGTTCGCCAAACCGCTTTTCCACGGCGCTGAACACCTGCTGCAGCGCAGACATACCCATCTCTGCCATGCTGATGCCAGCAGAGATAGCCGCCGACGTGGACGCACTGGCTGCAGTCTTGTTGAGTTTCTGCAGTTCCTTGTTGGTGGCAGCAACGCCTTTCGTGACGCCACGCGGGTCCACTTCAGCAACAATCACCGCCTTCATTGACTTGTCAGCCATTGACGTCGCTCCTCATCCAGGGGAACAGCTGATACGGGCGCTTGCCCGTCAAGGCGCACGCAATCACCCCGAGCAGGTGTTCGATCCGCTCGCCGTTGGTGAGTTGGTTTGCCAATCCTGCTTCCATGTGCATCCTCTGCTCCGGGCTGGCTATGCGGAAATGCCGTCTTTCGACGGCTGAGTAGGGCGGGTGGCATTCACCTGGGCAATCAATGCCCCCGCTATTTCGGCGTCGATTGAGCCGATATCCGTCCCCGGTGCGAACAACGGCGATCCGTCCACGCAACTGCAGCAGGACGCCCACCAGTACGGGTTGGAACTGGCGTGCAGGACATCCGCCAGGCGCGGACGCCGGATCATCACGGTACCAATCCCGTCGATTTCGACGGCGCGCGGCGCAGCGGGTGCGATCTTTGCCGGGTCTACGCTCACTGTTCCTCCCACGTGATTTCCCACGTGCCTGCGCCGGTGCCATCGTCGGAAATGACTGCGCTGGTGACCTGGATGGCGATGCTGGCGTATGACTTGCCGCCCTGGTCGGTGTATGCGAAATTCAGGGTGGCGCCCGTGGCGTTGACCAACGAGCCGGGGTTGACGTGGGTACGCAGCGCGTCATCGATGGCGTCGGTCTGACGGTACAGGGTCAAGCTGCCGGAGCGGCGCACGCGGCCTGCTGCGCGCTTCATCCGGTAGTCGCCGATCTGCGTCACGTCCAACGAATCGCGCTCGAAGTTCATCGTTACGGATCGACACGCCACCGCCGAAGTTCCGCTGAAAGTGACTGTTCCACCGTAACCTGCAATGAGTGCCATGATTCAATCCTCCTGGATCAAAAGGGAAAGCGTAATGATGCCGACGCGTTCGGCATCCTGCTGGCCGTCGTCCGGCGTAGCCGTAGAGAATGCCACCTGAAACGACGCCAGCGCAATGCTGCAACTCAGCGTGCCGGTGTAATTGATCGGCCCAGCGTCAAATTCGTCCACCAAATCGTCGATGAGCGTGCAGACGTCGGCAACGGTGTCAGCGACGCAAGACACTTCGACGCCCACGGTCCAATGATTCAACGCGCCAGCGCCGAGCATTTGGACGGCCATTTCCATCGTGGACACTTCGTAGACGTAGCACGGCGTCGGCGTCGCGGCGGTGCGTAGGCCGCTGCACACGGTATTCCCGGTGCCGTCCAGCACGTCATAGATGGCCTTGTGAATGTTACTTACCGACATTCTTGGCCCCCAACGCCTTGCGCGCCTGGATGATGATTTGGTCTGCGACGTCCTGCATGGCGCGCGCCAAGTTTGCGTGGGACCACGCCAGGCTGCGATTTGCGCCGGGAACGGCTCGCTTGGCTCCGACGTGGTTGAATCCCTGTTCGAGCAGGTGATAGACGCGCTGGCGTCCGCGCGCCTTTGCACCGCCCTTGCGCCCGTACTGGACGCCCAACGCCGCGCGGATGGTGGCCGTGTCGCCGCTTCCGATGCGCTTGGGGGAAGACAACTGCGTGGCAGCTGCAATCGCCTGGCGGTGGGGTGCCTTGCCACGGTATGGCGACGATTGCCACTTCTGCCGCAGCGTCTTTACGTACGGCTGCAGGGCCGCCCGAATGGCTTTCTTTCGGATCGACTCCGACAGCGCCCTAGGAAGGCCATTCAGGACGGCTTGGGCAGAGGAGGAATCAGCGGTGAACTTGATCACGGCAGCACCTCCGTGGCTTCGATCTCCAAGCGCCGACGGCGCTGGTCACGGTCCCAGCAGGCGCGCACGTTGAACGTGCGGGTGCTTCCACGATCCGTCATGGTCAACCGGCTGCGGGTGTTAATCGACGGATGCCAGGTAGCCAGGATGCGCCAATCGGTACGCACCGCCGGGCCAAGGTCATCGACCACTTCCATCGTGTTGGCCACTTCCACGTGGCACCACACGGTGCCGATGCTGATCCACGCTTCGTCAGCCTGGCCGAACGCATCGACGGTTCGCACCGGGTTCTGCACCGTCATGGGAATGCGGAGCATCCCGGTTGGAACGTGGCCGGGCACGGCTTACCCGATGCCCTTGCCGAGCATTCGGCAGATGCGGTCCCAGTAGTCGCCCGGCAGCGTCATCGTGTCATCGCCACGGCTTGCTTCCAGCTGGATCGTGCGCTGCAGCAGGGCCATTTCCAGCAGCGGGTTCAGCGTGTTGGTGCCAGCGGTCACTGTCAGCACCAGCGGGTATTCCATGTCAGCATCCATCTTGGCGTACTGGATGCCGTTGATCGTGACCAGCGTGAGAGAGGTGACTTCCTCATTTACCAGGCCGGTTACCGCCGTGGCTGGCTGGCGCTCCAGGCGGACCAGCAGCTCTTCGTTGTTCGGTTCGGCAGCGACGTACTGCGTGCGCGTGACGGGATCGACGCACCAGCCGGTGCGCATCTCCAGTTCGCGCTTCGCGGCTTCCCACGCGATGCCCAGCGCGGGATCGTCTTCGGTATGTCCCTTGCGGGACCAGTTCCGCACCTTGGCGTAGTCGATGGGCATTGTGATCCCCTAGCGCGGGGTGGGTGGGCGAGCCCACCCACCCCGGCCGGATGAAAGGATCTATCAGGTCAGCGTGATCTTCAGCGCAGCAACCGCCTTCGGACGAATCACCTTGCTGTTGGTGAACACCATGCCCTGGAACTTGACCAGGCCCGGGGCGGTCACATCATCGCGGAACATATTCACACCGCCCCACTCGCGGATGGCGAACGCTTCGGAAACGTTGGCGAACATCAGCGGCACGCTGTTGGTGACGGCAGCGGTCTGCCGACCCGGAGCGTACGGAGCGATGTAGACCGGGCGGCCCATGAGCGTGAACGGCGCGGCGTTGACCACGCCAGCGTCGGCCGACGGCACGAACAGCGGCACGTTCGAACCACTGGTTGCCACCGCGATCTTTGCAATGGTGTAGTACGCGTCCTGGGACATCACCCACGCCGCGCTGGTCCAGTATTCGGCGGGAAGGGTCTTGTAGCGCAGTTCGGTGAGGTTGGCGACAGTGAATGCACCGTCCCAGCCGCTGCCGCTGCCGTGTGCGGCGCTGACGTTAACCGACTTGTAGTTGGCGTCCCACTTGAACAGGCCGGTGGGCTGGTCGCTGCCGGTGCCGATGGTGTAGCCGTACTCCAGGCCACGGGCAATCTGCCGCTGCAGGTTATCCATGACTTCGGTTTCGACGTCGAAATCAGCCTGGCGAACCACCCACTGCGTGAGTTCCGACTTCGGCAAACCGCCGACGGGGTTCATGTTGACTTCGGCCCACGCGCCGTCGATGGCGGTCGCGGTCTTGCTGGACTCGGTGGTCCAGAACGACGACGTAGCCGCGTCGGTCTCCAGGGTGTTGACGCGCATGGTCACGCTGCCCTTGACGCCCGTACGCAGGTCCGCCAGGTTGCGAACCACGGTGTTGCGCTCCAAGTAGCGAAGAATGCCTGCCTCATACACCTTAGGCACCAGCACGCCGCTGGACGACGACGTGTCGATGGCACGGGTTTCCGGCGCACGGCCACCACGGCACCAGTTGATCCACTGGTCGCGGTACTCGGTCGTGGCGGTCCAATCGGTGTTGCGCTTGTTGCCGTCTTCGACGGCCTTCTCCATCGCGCTGTAGGACGCGAAACGCTCGCGCAGCTGCGCGGCGCGGATCTCTCCATCGAGCTTCTGCAGTTCGTTGGCGACTTCGTGGCCGCGCGCTTCCTGCTCGACGGTCATTTCGGACGCGGTAAGAATCGTGTCCCGCTCGGCGGTAAGCGCCTTGCGCTTCTCATGCATCTCGGAAATCTTCATTTCAAACGCTCCTTAGCCGCAGTTTGAGCCGGTTGATTCCGGCGTTGGTGTTTCGCGCTTCGGCACTCGTCTGCGGATATGCAGCGCCGTCCGCTTCGATAATCGAAATCTCCCGGAGATCGACGGAATGCAGGGTGCGTTCCGATCCATTCCAGGCGTCAGACTTCACGTAGAAACCGAAAGACATCTCCGTCATGACGCCTGCTTCAACCAGCGCGCGCACGTCGCGGGCGCGCTGGGTGTCCGGCAGGGTCACTTCGTAGGCCAGGCCAGTGCCATCGGAACGCAAAGACAGCAGGCCGGAAGCACTGTTCGCCAGCAGCTGGTTGCGGTCGTGCCCAATGAGCAGCGACACGTTGCGCCCTTCGATGCCATCGAATGCACCGGGCGCGATGCGTTCCACGAACGGCTTGCCGCCATTCAGGCCACGGATGGTCAGCGGCTTGCTCGGCGCGTTGTAGATGGCGGCATAGCCGCCCAACTTGCCAGCGTCGGCGCGCAGCGTGCCGGTGCGGATCTCAATCATTGTCGGTGCCCTCCGTTTCCGGTGCGAACGCAGCAGCAGATGCGCCGCCTGGCATGGACACCGTCGGCGTGTCGTAGCCAACGAGCGGCGGCAGTCCGATGGCCAAACGCGCGTCGTTCGGGCTGGCGATACCAGCCAGGACCAACTTGCTCCACGCCGTTCCCTGATCCTTCAGGCTGCCGCGCGTAATGGGGCGCGTGTCGATGGTCACGTACTCCCCAGGCGCGCACAGCTTGCGCGTCAGTTCGGCTTCCCATGCCGTTGCCCACGCGCTGATGGCACCGTCGGCATAGGCGCGCGCCGTTTCCGCCTGGCTGGACAGCGCCCCGCCGCCCTGCTGGAACAGCATTTCCGGCGGCACGCCGAACGCGCGCCCGATTTCCTGCACGCTGAAACGCCGGGAATCGATGCTGCTGGTGCTGGTTTCCTGGCTGATGCGTTCGGCGGTCATGCCTTCCCGCAGGATCAGCGGACGGCTGGCACCGTCGGCGGTGGCGTGCATCGATTGCCAGGCGTTGCGGATGGCTTCCACGGATTCGTCGGCAAGCGCGCCGGGGTGCCGGATGGCGATCTTGCCCATACTGCCCGTCTTCACCAGCGCGCTGTGGGCTGATTCCTGATCGGCAGCCAGGCGCATGGCAAATGCGGACGCGTCCATCGGAGAAATGAACCACGCCGGATTCATCGGGTCAGGGAACGCACCGACGTGCAGCACCTGATCCTGCGTCAGCACGACGTTGTTGATTCGGTATTCAACGCCCTCTTCAGTCAGCTCGGCCACCACGGAGCCGATAGGCACCGGCTGCAGTTCGACCACCTGTCCGGTATTGTCGCGGCGGATCACGGCAATGCCGTTACCGTCATTCAGGGCGCAGGACGTGAGGTATCGTCGGAACTCAAAGGAAGACTGCCAGCGGCTGGCTTCCCGGTTCAGGAGCGACGCCACAGGCGAATCCACCAGGGTGCCGTCTTCGCGTTCGATGTTGATCGGAAGGCGCGCGATGTCGGCGGAAATCAGCTGGATGGCGCGCACCACCGCAGGAATCTGCGTGATGGCAACCGGTGCCGACGCGGGTGGCGTGTTGTAGACCACGACCGCGTTCGAGTAGCCGAAGATGCGCGAGAGGAATCCCACGCGCGGCATGGAACAATTCTGCCCCGCGTCGTCAAGCGTTTATTTCGTACTTGCACTATCCCATTTTGCATAGTGCCGCTACTGGCACTATTGAGGATGACGAATAGTGCCAATGGAGCACCGCGAATAGTGCCGCTAGCGGCACACCTTCAGAACTAACAGAGAGGCGGTCGCACTAGGCGTGCGCCGCAAGGCACGGCAATACCCCCCTCCAATTACCATTGAGCGGGTCTATCCAATTGGGCACCTGCTACGCACCAGCCCAGTGGCTTCGCGCACCTGGTGGTTCTCCATCAGGAAGGCGGCCATGTTTCCCGCGACCACCGCATCGGTGTTTCCTGCGCTGCGCCCCTTTACGGGGCGGGTATTCCCCACGTTGTCACGGATTAGCCGCACCGAATTCAGGGCGGAACGCAACACGGGATCGGGGTGATAGAACAACTGCTTCGATTTCAGCAGCGTCCCCCACAGGTTCCAGCCGGGTGCCATCGTGCGGATGGCTTGGGCGATGGG